GGAAATACACATCTCCAGTCAGCTCCTTTACGCAACTGACTTTTATTTATCCATCATCTGTTTGTTTGCCCCCGGTATATCCCATGGCATTCCAAGACGCTTTCAACAACCTATCCAGCACCGTCCACCGCGACACGGTTGCCGCACCTCTCTTAGAGAGCATTGCCCAACCTCTCCGCGACTCTCTTGAATTATATCCCTGGGCGATCAACGCCGAGAAACTTGACCTGCTGAAGAAATTTGGCATTTCTGTCTCCGGCCTGGGTCATCAAGCCCACCCTCATCCGTTCCACAAGATCATCGAAACACATCTCCTTTTCCAACATTGGAGCCACAACTGTCGAGAGGACTCTACAGTGCTTTTCATGAAGCCCGAAAAATTCCAAAAACTCGCCTCTTTCAACCCTCACTTCAAGCATCTTCTCAACTACCGCCTTCACGCCAAGGACACAACCCGCTTTCCAGAAACCGCGTGCAGTCTCCCCACCACTTCCACCGTGTTCATGCATGACGCCTTGACGTACTACAAACCTTCCCAGATCATGGATCTGTTCCTCCGCATTCCAAACCTCAACAGCCTCTACGCTTCCGTGGTGGTTCCCGCGGAGAGCTCATTCACCGACCATTCCTTATACCCCGAGGTCTACCAGTATAAGACTATCAGGAGCCATCTCCACTACGTCCCTGAGTCCAATCACTCCTCGGCTTACAATCAACCTGCCGACGCCCTTCTCTGGCTCGAGCTTTCGACCATCCAGGGGCCCTCCTTCTCCCTCACCGTCACCAGGCTCGACTCTTGGGGCCCGTGTCACTCGCTCCTGATCCAACGCGGAATACCACCAGCCCACGTTGTCAATGACTTCGTCAGCTTCGACGTGCCAGCCGCCGTTCTTCTCCCCGAGGCCACCAGCATTCGTCAACCCACCCGTCATCGCCTAGTGCCTCAATCTGTGTACAACGCTCTGTTTACTTACACTCGAGCCGTTCGGACTCTGCGCATCTCCGATCCAGTCGGCTTTGTTCGCACACAGTCCAACAAGCCAGAGCACGCCTGGGTCACGTCCTCCGCCTGGGACAATCTCCAGCACTTTTCTCTCCTCACTGCCTCTAACCGCCCTTCCAACTCCTATTCCTGGAATGGCAGCCTCTGGCAGCGCTTCATCTCTCGCCTGCAAACAGTGGCCGCTGAGTTGAAATCTTCAGCCATCTTCACTTCCTCCATCACCACCTTCCTCTTCTCTCTCCTTTTCCAGTACTTCCGTCGGAAATCTGCTGCCTCCAGGTCTTTGCCTAGCAACCTCGGTTTCCGGAGTCTGGACGAGCACGTCAAGCTCCATGAAGGCCTCCTCCGGGCTGGTTTTAGTTATACACACACTTCCCAAACCCGCCAAGGGCCTCGAGATTTCTACCATAGGGCCGCTGAGCGATTCAAATTCATGTCCGCCCTCGTTCGTTCCATCTCCCTCTCTCTCCCCCTGCTTGCGTTCGCCATCTATTCCAAGTGCACGCAGCCCATGCCCCCTCAGAGCCTTCACGATTCCTACCACAATTACCATCATCCAAGCAAGTGGGTCCTTGGATGGAGTCGCCGGCTCACCGTGGTCACTCCCGAGGCTTTCCTGCCTTTCGAACCTGTTCCAATCCCTGCGGACCAATCGCCGCCACAATGGACCCCGGCCCCCCTCCAGAGCCTGTCGATCTCGCCTCAGATGAGAAACTCCTCTGGTGCCGGCAGCACGGCGTCGTTCACGGCCACCGACATCACCATAACAATCATGGCCTCCGTGTTTTCCCCTGCCACACCTACACCGCTGAAGGGATGTCTATCATCTGCACCGATTACTTGCCTGATTTCAGTGGAACAGAGAACCCTGGCCAACACCAAGCCGCTCATCCTGATGACCAAGAGGCGCAGGCGGAGCCGCATCCTTGCCCCCTCTCGCGCCCCTCTCAGAACCCAAGGCTGCGCCTGCTCAGCCCGCGGAGCCTTGAAAGTCCTTCAGCCCGCCACCGCCAAGAAGGCCGATCCAGCACCCCCAAAAACCCGACGTATTAACACCTACTCTCTGATGGGGGCCGACCAAGTGTACCCGTCGATGAGCATGGTGACCTCCTCCCAATCTCCCACGAGGAGCTGTTCTCGGAAATCAGCCAGCTCATGGTCGATCCACCGCCTATGGGCGGTCAGACTTCGCACACTCTACCCCGCGAACTATATAGGAACCTCCGCTGACTTCCTCGCTCGCCTCCGCAACGGCCCCCCAAGCCGTGTCCCAATCCCAGTGAACCAGAGTTGCCTCTTAGTGGCAATCAGCAAAGCCACCTCCATCTCGCTCGAAGAGTTGTGGAAGACCCTCGCTGCCCTCCTGCCCGATTCTCTCCTGTTGCCTGAGGACATAACGACCCGCGGCCTCTCCACGGACCACTTCGTAGTCTTGGCTTCCGCCCACTCTTTGAAGTGCATTTTCATCTCCGGGGCGCTCGAGCTCGAGTTAGGCCTCCACAACGCACACCACTCCTTCACAATCAGGCACACAAGCTCGGCTAATCAACTGCCACACTTCGAGCTCGTCGCGGATGGGACCCGGGCCCTTCGAGGCGCCGCCAGCGATACGAAGGAATTGAACCGGGCCGCCCTGGGTTTCAAATTCAAGAACGCCTTCCTCCCGTTTCGCAAAGTCCATGTCTACACCACGGAACCCGATCGCGCCAAGAATCTCATCTCAAACATGAAGAATGGCTTCGATGGTGTCCTCGCCAACATTGACCCGAACCACCCGCATGAAGCCCGTGACCGCCTCCTCGCCCTTGACGGCAGTATTGAAGTGCACGCCCCCAGAAAGGTAAGTCTGATTCACCTAGCCGGGTTTCCAGGCTGCGGAAAGACCAAGCCCATCCAGGCGCTCCTCAAGACGAGCCTGTTTGCGGACTACAAAGTGGCAGTGCCCACCGTGGAGTTACGCGCCGAGTGGAAAGCTGATCTGGCGCTCAAAACCGGCCAGGCTTGGAGACTCTCCACTTGGGAGTCATCCTTGCTCAAGACCGCCTCCATTCTTGTTATTGATGAGGTGTACAAAATGCCCCGCGGTTACGTGGATTTGGCGGTGGCAGCTGATCCTACCGTCCGTTTTGTCATTCTTTTGGGTGACCCCCTTCAAGGCGAGTATCACAGCTCCCATCCGGAATCCCAGAACAAGCGGCTCTCCTCGGAGATCCACAGGCTGCTCAAGTACATCGACTGCTATTGCCTCTGGTCTCACCGAATCCCTCAATGCGTCGCCCGCTGTTTCGGGGTTGAGAGCTCAAACGAGCACGAAGGTTACGTGGGCTTCAGCTCCTTTATCGCACCCCAGGACATCACCCTCGCTTGCTCGCAGAGCTCAGCCAAGACCTTGCGCGACGCCGGATACCCTGCCACCACCGTCAGCAGCTCTCAAGGTTCCACTTACCGCACCCCAATCAATCTTCTCCTCGACAGAAACAGTCGCAGACTTAGCAGCGCCGTCTCACTGGTCGCCGCCACTCGTTCTACCATGGCCATAAACATGACGGGCGATCGGGATGTTCTGCAACAGGGCCCACACAACAACCCGGTGTTCTCTGCGCTTTATAACGCCAATCTGATATCCCTGCACAGCCTGTTCCCAACGCTTTTCGCAAAGTTGCCGATCATACGCACCGCGATCACCAGTCGTAGGGGCATGCTGACCGGTGGCAACACCTCTGGTGAGGACGACGTTATCATTGATTCAAGACGTCCGGGCCCGCTGAATGCTCCAGAGGTCGACGATACTTTCCTCCCGACTTGGCGACGCCCTCTTCACCGGAATCTTGCCTCTGCTGTTCACAGCAATTGCCCGGCCCAATCCACTCACGTCACTCCGGCCGCTATCACTGCGGTTTATCCTGGTGAGTCCTTTGAAAATCTCGCAGCACATTTCCTCCCCGCTCACGACCCCGAAATTAAGGAGATCTTGCACCGCGGCGAGTTCAGCGCGCAGTTCCCGATTCTCCTGAATCAGGATTTCTCTCTCTCCGCGCAGTCTTCCACGTTGATTGCGGCTAAGCATGACTCCAAGCGCGACCCGACGCTGCTCGTCGCCTCCATTACCAAGCGCCTCTGTTTCCGCCCGAGCGATTCTTCGTACCAGCTCTCCTCCAAGGACCAAATTCTGGGCTTGACCCTCTACCACAGTTGGTGCCGAGCTTACAACCGCCACCCGCAGGCAGTCGTTCCATTCGATGAGTTGCTGTTTGCGGAGTGCATCAACATTAATGAGTTCGCGCAGTCCTCGAACAAGACCAAGAGCACGATCATAGCGAACGCCAGCCGATCGGACCCTGATTGGCGCATCACAGCCGTCAAGATTTTCAGTAAAACGCAGCACAAAATCAATGAAGCCTCCATCTTTGGATCCTGGAAGGCTTGTCAGACGCTGGCTCTCATGCATGATTATGTCGTTCTTTTCCTGGGTCCGGTCAAGATATATCAGCGCATCTTTGACTCCCAAGAGCGACCAGCGAACGTGTATTACCATGCTGGCCACTCCCCTCTTGAGATGTCCGAGTGGGCCCAAAAGCACCTCCAATCAGGAATCTCTCACACTAATGACTACACAGCCTTTGACCAAAGCCAGCATGGCGAGGCGGTCGTCTTCGAGATGGCCAAGATGCGCCGCTTGAGCATCCCCGAGAGCCTCATCAACCTTCATTCGTATCTCAAGCGTAATGTTGACACCCAGTTCGGGCCTCTAACGTGCATGAGGCTCACCGGCGAACCAGGCACCTACGACGACAACACAGACTACAACCTCGCGGTCATTTACAGCAAGTATCTGGTGCTCGACCATCCAATCATGGTGTCTGGAGATGACAGTGTGATTGGCGGAAACCCAACGGTGTCTCGGAACTGGCCTGCCATCGAAAAGCTGCTTGCTCTTCGCTTCAAAACAGAAAGCACCAAACATCCCCTGTTCTGCGGATACTATGTAGGACCAGCCGGTGCCATCAGGTCTCCAATCACCCTTTTCGCGAAGATCATGAGTGCCGTCGACGATCTCTCGATAGACGACAAATTGGCAAGTTACCTGTCTGAGTTCGCGATCGGGCACTCTCTCGGGCACGACTTTTGGGATCTTCTGCCAATTGATCAAGTCCCTTACCAATCCGCGGTGTATGATTTCTTCTGCCGGCATGCCTCGCGCGAACAGAAGCAGATCCTCAACATCGGCGAAGTGCCTGACACAGTTCTATCAAGCATAGCTAGTCATCTCAGGTTTGCCAGCCGAGCCCTGTATTGTCTCTTGCCGTCCTCAGTTCGCCGGGCTCTCACATCCAAGAAGACAGTCACCGACGCTTTTGAAGATCCTGATGTCTCGCACATGCAGGGTGAATTGCTTCAGAACTTCCAAGAATCTAACCTAACCAAGCTACGAGGTGCAGACATGTCAGACCAAGTCGTCAAACAGCTCGAATCCAACCACGTCGACTCCACTCCATCTCTCATCCCACGCCCCCCTTTCCAAGGTGGCAGTCGCACAGTGCCTTTCCAGACTGTCGCAATGGACGTCGTCGCTGCCGGCGGCAACGCAACTTTCAACCTAGCGGGCCACGTCTCGCTTTCTGAGATCACTGCACCGTACCGCAAGGCGCGTTTGGCGGAACTCAAAGCCATCGTCTGCCCCACCGCTGCGTCCTTCCAATCCCCGATCACTCTCGACCTCGTCTGGAGCACCAACAATGTCATATTCACCGACCTCCAGATACTTCAGGTCTACGGGGGCACCCGCTTTGCTATTGGCGGGCCCCTCCTCAGCCACACGTATGAGCTCCGCGCTGACCTCAGCTACCTCAATCCTGTCATCAAGGACTCCGTCTCATACGTAGACACCCCGAAGCTCACTCTCAACGCCTCTGACCCAACTGGGTCTGGCTCAACCGCCACCACTGTCGCCACCGTGCTGGTGAGCGGCAAGCTGATGTCTCCGACGCATTGGCCACACCCACACCCCTCGAGTAGGACCCTTATTCAGCAATGTTTTGGGTAGTGGAGCCCTCTAGCCTCCACCTTTTCCTTTCCTCTGGCAATGGCGCCTAAAT